CGCTCATCGTCTTTTTCGTAGACACCTTCTGTTGGTTGACTAACCTTTAGTACTTCTTTGGTGAGTGATTCTGTGCTGCGACTGCGTTTAAGTTTTTCGAAATCCATTTGTTTACCTCGTATGTTAAATATTAAGAATGTATAACGTCTTGTCCACTTTATTCATGATCAACTACTTTATATGTATCATCCACGATTGACTTTAGAGTTTTTAAAGTCTTGTTTAGATCATTATGAATGATACCAATACCACCTGCCATATTAAAATCATCGATAACATCCTGCGTGTCATCAATTAATATCACATCAGGTTTCGCATAGTCAGCTTTTAAGGCACGACCAGGAACTATGTTTACCTTGAAGTCGATATGATTATTCTTTAACCATATCTCCTTTTGCTTCTTAACTGCTTCGTGGTGTGTACGACCACCAGAAGAAGAAAGAATCTCTATTGGTATATCCAGTGAAAGAACATACTTCAACAATTCTTTACCGCCAGGATACCACTCTAATGTTTCAAAATTATTACCGCTAACGAATTCATCCCATTTGTGATCACGTTTTTCACCACGTTCACGATTTTGATCTGGATTGATTTCCCATAACTCTTTATAACGTTTGGTGAAATCACTTAGCACACCATCCATGTCAAGATATATTTTCTGTATTTTCATTTAAAGTTTTCTTCAATAATAATTTGTACTTCGTCAAATCAAACTGTATAAACGGCGTGTACTTCTTTATCCGCAAACTTACTTTTGGATAGTGGATCGTATCCGAGATTTGTTTATCCCACCTTGGAATGAATCCAAGAATAGAATTCAGTACACACATTGTTTCCAATTGAATCTCACTGTGTAAATACTTCTGCAACAAATCTGGATACTGCCCATCTTGACACTGTAGCATAGCATTTGGGTTGCTGTCAAACAAATTTTCTATATCATTTGTAAAAGTATATGTTAATGACTGGATGACTTTTTGTCTAGAACGATAGCAAGCTTCTGCTTCATCCTGCAACAAATTACCCACCCAAACATTTGAATCAGCAATAAAGTTAGCAATTAAAAAATCCTGCATCATCTGTTCGTTAGAACAACGACGAGAAAGTTTATAGTATTGCCACTTGTCTTTCCGATTCTCAAATGCTTCTACACTTGTTCTTGATTTACCTCGATACTTCAGGAAATCGTACTGCTCTTGTGTAAAGTGTAACTTGAGTGAGGAAAATAAACAAAACGCTTCGTAGCCTGTCATATGGGTAAACGACTACCTTTAGTCTTCAACATATTCATATTTTCAGCTTGCTCATGTATTTTAGCTTTTAAGTTTGGAGAGATGAGTGTTGCTGCTACCTCAGTCTCCAAACCAGTTTTATTACAATACTCTATGATAGCTTCCAAATAATTATAATCCGTAGTTGCGACGATTTCTTCTATCTCACCTGCAAATTTCATCATCTCTTCTTTTGTTGGCATTATTTTTGGTAATCCTTAGAACGGGGCGACCAATCGTTACCATGATTGTTGAATTCAAACTTTGCACCGCCAGTAGTACCAGGCATTTCAAAATTTAATATATCACTGACCGTCAATGATTTAATATCTGCACTACTAAAAGACCACGATTGAATTTGCTCTTGTGTCAATGGTGCCATCGTTGGAAATTGACCAACCTTAGTTGAATACTTATCTTTGTATGAATAAGTTTCATTTGTGTCTAAATTGGTTACAGTCAAAGGTGCTAACTGTTCAATGCTCATCGTAGGCAAACTTGCAGTAGTCAATCCACCAAAAGGCCATCCATTGTTAGGCAAGTTATCCATCGAAAACTTATCTTGTGTTGGATTTTGCACTTGTGCTTCGGGTTGTCCTACCCATTCATCTTCCAACTCTTCATCATGATACAGTTCACCAACTTCACCTTCAATATTGTGTCCAGATGCAAGTAGAAATTTCTGAAATTGCTGAAATACCACAGATAAATCATACTCAGGTTCTGCCTGAAATGACATGCTCACATGAGTACCTAGTCTGTCAGTAAAATTGAAAGTATAACTACAAAGATCATCATCACTATTGTAACCACCAAGTATTGCTTGTTGTTTATACATAGTCCCCACCCCCATTTAAAAAGATTTCTTCCCCGCAAATGCTGCGTGTGTTATACAAATTATATCATCACCTCTGGCATAGGAGCAGCGCACTGACAATGGATCAATACCTTTTACAATTGCATTTTCAATGTTAGATGCCATCAATTTACGTTCATTAATGTAATAGATGCAGATTGCAGCTATCACTGAAAGTAGAACCAATGTAACTGAAAATATTATTATAGCATTCAAACTCTTCTGCTCCATCATCAACTTCTCCTTACTATTTAATATCGCCATTTTTAAACGTTCCCTTGTTTTACTCTGTTGTAGAAAATGTGCCTACCGATATAGGCAGTCCTTCTCATATTATTCCAAGTCGGTTTAACATAGTCTGCATGATAAAACAATGCCCCCTTAGATGGGTCATCATAATCTTCTGGATTTAAATAAAAATTTAATGACAAATCCACAATGTTATTGTATAACAAATTGCTATCAGGTGTCAATGCTTTTCTATTAATAATTGCTTTGGCTCGTTCTTCACAGAACCACGAAAATTGACATACTCCATATGCCTTTTGTTTTACTACACCACAATATGTGGTTGGATACTTACCACTAATCATACGATTACGGGTTACATGAGCAACAGCAATTTGTCCTTCTCTAGGTTCTTGTGCTGCCTCAAAATAAATGTTCTGTGCAAGACACTCAATCTCAGTTCTTGCTTCTTTAGTTAGGTCGCGTAGTTCTACATTCAATTTAGTCGGCACAACAATCTGTGCCATAGTCTGACCAAAAAATAAAATGAATGATGCAAAACACGCGCACAATAATAGTGTTAAAAAACGCATTATTTCTCCTTGTTAGTTAGGGAGGTGCCGAAGCACCTCTTGTCCCGTCAGGTAGATGATTTTGCTTTGGGTTTATCTACTGAAATGTTAGAAACGAAACCGTTCAAGGCTTGCGCCTTTGCGATGATCTCTGCTTCTGGGGGGTATGGTGGGAATACAGGATGGTCTGGAATCTGACCGCCATTTAGTTTAGCGGTTTCGACTTTAACAGTCCAATCAGTGCTTATTTGTTGACACTTTCCGTGGTAATCTTCGGAAAGCATATCTTTTGCCATTTTCAATAATTCGAGACGAATCTCAAAGGGTGTCAAATTACTCATGTGTTTCTCCTGTGTGTGTAATACTGGCGAATATGTGTGTGATGCCAGTATATCTATTTAGTCTTTATTTTCTTGACCAGTGATGCAATAACCGCCTTTGAATACATAAACATCAGAATCGACTCTTAGTTGTTCATATATTTCATTGTTGAAACACTTGTACGGATCACGATAGTTCTGTGTTGCATAGTATACACCATAACCGATACCTGCGAGAACCATTAGAATAGGAATATATTTTAGAAATTTTACAATTTCTGGCATTAATTCTAACAGCTTCGGAAGGATTTCGAGTAAAGCTTTCACTATTTCTTTTTATTTTTCTTGCGAGACTCTAACCATTCTTTGATTAATCGATTTTGACGCTTGTCTTCCCAAGTGTCAATATTACGATCTTTTTTTCGACCACTACCTTTAAGAAATTTAGTTTCCCCATGAGGAGTAACAAAATCACCACCTGTTGAATATACGTCAATTTTTGGAAATGTTTTTGCAGTCATTTTTAATCCCATAGTCCTTGATAGTATTTACCAAATAAACGAAAACCGTTTTCCATTCGTTGACATTCTTCCCAAGATGCTGAACAATCATCTTTCACTTTCATCTCGAATGCAAATATCATTTCATTCATGATCCAATCCCATCGGGCATGAATATCATTTATGCCTTCTTTTACTTTACCTTCTTCATAAAAATCAAAAGTAAATTGAGGTTCCCAATCTTCAGTAGTTGTACCACGCAGATGTTCTGGTACATCTTCCATATCTGTGAATGGTGAACCGTGTTTTGTTTCCTTCAACTGCTTCAACATGGGTAGAATGATATCTGCTAACGTGGAATCCATTGACCATGTATCATACCGATCAATCTTCACATAACTGATTCGAGGATGAACGAATTCTAAAAAATTCATCCATGCTACACAGATTGGATTTAAACGATCAGACCATTTCTCTATGATTGGTTCACCGTAATCAATCTCACGCCAAAAGAAAACTTTCTCCAGAATAGTATAAGGAGAAACCCAATGATTACGGTAATTTGACTTATAGATTTTCATAGTATAGAAATTAGTGGGAGTGATTGGTTAATAAGGACACTCCCGAAACCCCAAGTGAGTTACGCTGCTAGGCGATCTTCACCATAGTAACTATCGTTTGCGGATAATTTATTTTGCTTGATTAACGGTCATCGCCTACCGTGTTGCCTTCTCTACTATCTCACGCTGTCGAAACCAAGTACATCCCCATCAGAAGTATACTAGCATCTTGCGTTGAATATTACTTAGAGTAGCGACCTACTAAGTAGCAAGAATGGTCACTCATGTTCTAACAGTTTCGAGGCTGTTATTGAATCTACCAATATACTTCTGGTGGAGATGGAGGGAATCGAACCCTCGTCCAACATGCCTTTGCTTTGAAGGAATTACAACAATTCTATCTTATGTAATTGCCAGTGACAACCACATAAATGAACAGACACCAACCAAATCGTAACGCTATATCAAACCAACGTTCAAAATGATCAAGTTTAGTTTTAGGTACTTTCTTCTCATCACTCATATTCATAACGACTCCATAATATTAGGCGAAAGAACCCGCAACTCTACCTGCGGCAGCAGTTACACGTTCTGCACCTGAACGAATTTTCTTTTTGATATTAGATACGCCTGTATCAATTTTTTGTTTCAAACCAACACGTGACTTCAGACCAGCTTTATGTGCATCAGATGCAGCTTGTGAAGCTTTGTATGCTGAATCCATATTTGCAGAAGTTTTTACAGCACGTTTTGCTAATTGACTAGCTTTAGCTTTCTTGAATACACCAGAGAAACCTGTTGCACCCTTTGCTGCTTTTGCTGCTTCTTTTGCTTTATTGTGCATATTAACGTGTGCCTGAGTTGCTGATGTACTTGCGCTTGCAGCTTTATTTGCTTTACGCTTACTCATCAGATTTTTAATACCATGAACTGCGCCAGCAACGAAGCCACCAACAGATTCGTCCAACGCCATTTCCATGAACTCTTCAATCAGTTGCTGATTTTGATCGTAGCCCGTCATGGATACGTTAGCAGCTTCTGCCAATGTGTAATCTCTATAGTTTTCTACAAAGTAACTCATCATCAGTTCTGCGATGTATGCATCATCTTCTGTTAATTCATACTGCTCACAACCTTCTTCATGAAGTTCGTCGGCAAGTAACTCCACCATTTCCATGAAGAGGTCTTCACGTTTGATTATTTGTTGTTCTGTTAAATACATCACTCTTTCCTTTTTTATTTTTATTCGATTCCGAAATGTTTTAGTATTAAAAGTTTTTCTTCTTCATTGCTGCAAAGAGAAGCACATTCACGCGCAACACTACGCGCATACTTCTCCAAAAGATTCCTCATGATGTGTCCATTATACTGCGACTCAGTATGGCTTACATCATATCCAGATTTTTCTGCTAACTGCTTTATCACTTTATGCATAATATGCTCCTACAATTAATCTTTAGATGGTTCGGGTGGTGGTTTGTTATGAGCAGTAAATGAAGTCTTACCTCTCTTCATTTTCGTGTTACCCTCATCCTTCACTAGCGGTACATTATAATGTATTTTTCCTTTATGTTCTTCTTCACCTTTTCTTGAAGAACGGTTCAGGTGACTATAATGTGCTTCACCACTTGGCTTGACATGCATGGTTGTTTCTTGATTATGCTCGTTACCAAGCTTCTTCAAATGACTAACCATTTCTTTATGGTCATGATGGTGAACAACATAAGCACCTTCATG